AGGGTATAGAGTAAGTAGGGGTGGGTTAGGCACAGTAAAAGCCATGGCAATCGAACAGCCAATAGAAATACCCCAAGCAAGCAACTCAATGCAAAAACGAAAGTGATTAGAATTCCAGTCATCTTTAATCCATTCTATAGTAGGTCGAAACAAATCAATAAACATAATACTAATCCAAGTTAAATAGTTCTGGATGTGTCTTTGCGAAATATAGTCTCAATGTGTTCCAGTGATGAAACAACTCAGAAGAATCTTGTGTCATTGTCATTTTCTTCAATTCATATAACGATTCAATAACTTTAGAAAAGTCTTTGATTTGATCGTAATAAACTGAATAGTCATTTGGTCTGCTGTAGACTTTGTATTTTTTGTTCATGTGTAGAAACGTAGAGAAGAGGCGTTCTACAATAAATGGAAAGAGATTTAGATTTGGATCTCTTCCGTAGTTTGCACTACCATGATATAACTCTGCTTGTCGTCCAGTCAAGCCTTCAAGTTTTTCTTTGATATCTTTAACGAATGCAATATAGTCTAGCCAGAATGATTTCTTTGCGACAAAGTAACTGCAAAAACAAGTTGAATCTGTCATAACATATTCTAACGAATTCTTATCATACCCACCAGCATCAAAGGCTGCCGATACAACTTCACGAATGCCACGATGAAAGTATTCGCCCTGTTCCCATACGTTGTATGTCAATGCACTTTGAATTCTAGCGTGATTGAATACCCAAACATCGGCATTAGGATTTTCAGTAACTGCATCAATGATAACTTTTGATGGGTGACGCATTTTCTCTTGCCAACGTGGACCGAATACACCCCATGCATCTAAGTCATCTGCAAAGCCTTCATCAATGATACGATTGAAAGAATGAAACTCTCTCAACTCGGGTCGTTCATTCTTTGTATTATCAAATGGTGTAAGCAAAGAGTCTACCTGCGACAATTGACTTTCTTCAAAGCAAATCTGAAATACTTTAAAATTCATTCTGATACTCCAGCACCACTTGGTGCAATATTGCCTTCAATGCCAATCTTTTTAATTCGTTGAATATGATCGGCATTTAAATGTGCGAATAATAAATGTTCAATGTCAATGTAACCGCCTTGACTTAGAACTGAATTGATATCAGCAAACATGTTTCTGTAGCATTGTGTGATGTATGGAAGCATATTCGCATCAAAACTCCACAGTCTACTCATGTACTGAAAAATGACACCACCAGTTACTGCGGAAGTAAATTGACTAGTGAATGGTCCACGAATGATGATTTTGTTTTTAGCATTCAAGTGTGTCTGATAATCAAACCCATCATTCAAAACATATCGCCCACTCATCTTGAAAATACGTTTGTATTTTTCGTAGTCTTTGTTTGTTTCCATCTCTTGAAATATCGTACCGAATATGATTATCTCAGCCATATTCTTTACAATGTCTTGATTTGGTACTGCAAGAACTTGCATGACGCTTGGTGCGTCAGAGAAACTAACAATCGCTCTAGCGTACTTTGTTAGTTGTGCTTGTTCGTCTTCTGTTGGAATAACATCACCGCCGTCTAGAATAACAATATCAGCATCGCATCTATCTTTAATAGATTTGAGAGTTTCGATTGTTTGTTCTAAACGTTGCTGTGGAGAATAGACTCCATGCTTAGTGTGTATTGCAGATGATACTAGAAATAGACTTTCACTTTGTTGCTCTAGGGTTTTTAACATTTTGTTTTCTCACAGGTTTAGCTGGAACGGGTTTAGCTGTAGGCTTTCTGCGTTTTGGCTTTTCATCGGGTGCGCCACGTTTATTCAGTCTTCTAAAGACTTCTTCTGGCTCCATCCAAATATCCTTATTCTCAAGCATAGATTTAATTTCTAAGTCGGTTAAGAACCCGTCATATACACTACGCATGAATTTATCTGACCACTTGCGTTCATACATGATATTATCGTACATCTCACCACCCTTGCCAATTGTTCCACCAGAGTAGTTGTGAAACATGAACATAGAATTTTCTGAGATTTCAAAACCATCTGCGGCTAGGAATACCATTGTAGCGGCAGACATACATGCGCCTTCTACTGATGCTATAATTTTTGCGCTAGATTCTGCCATGACACGCATTAGCTGTACTGCGGTGAATAGATTGCCGCCTGGCGAATTGATGTGAATTTTGATGATATCAGTCTCGGATGCATTCCTGATAGTCTCAAACCAGTCAACGTAATCGTCAGGCGTAGTTATCTCTCCACACAAGTAGAACGTGTATAAATGTCCTAGGGGTTTTGGTTGTCTAGGCTTCTTAGAGTCATCTAAGCCAAGCAAAGAACTGATTTTTTCTTCTTCCATTATTACTCACTTTCTACATTATTATAGAGTATACTCTATTTTGTTTCTGTTGTCAACTTATCAACTCCATATTTGCATATCCAATATGCATCTATCAAGTCGGAAGAAGGGTTCCATTGTTTCTCTGTCATATGTAGTTCTTCTTTTAATCGAATATCATGCACTTCTTCAAAAACTTCTTGCATTCTTTCTTTATTCGCATTACCTTTACCTGTAGCGTATTTTTTAATTACGGTAGGTGGAACTTCTGTGCATTCTACAGCAAATAACCACAATCTATATTTTAGAATGCCTGCGTTTTCCGCAATGTTAAAAACTCTGCCTTTAGACCCCATAGAGTATCCTTCTAAGAATACATGTGCGTCTTTGTCTCGTTCTAACAATCTGTCTATGAAGAAATTTGATATGCCATCGTATCTGAGTACATCACTTAAACCTTCATGTTCGAAATACTTACCTGTTATGTTTTTAAACTGAACATCATATTTTCTCAATTGAGTTAGAAAATAAAAATGACATTTATCAAAAGTAAATTCTCCATCATCAGTATCAAATATGCACATTGCAGGTGAAGTTAATGAGTAGTCCAGTCCAGCTACAATCATTTATCGTCTTCTTCTAATTTCCAATCATCAATATCTTCTTCAAGTAACTTTTCCCATTCTTCATCGATATCGTCTTCTTCGTGCGTACCAACATTTTCATCTGTTAGTTCTGATCCGCAATAAGAACAATGAACTGGCTCGTTATGTGTATCTCCTGCAACTGGTGTGACAGTATACTCTGCTTCGCATGAGTCACAAAATATCTTATACTTTGACATAAATCTCCTTATTCGTACATTACTGTATCAGCATCACCAATTGCCCATTTTGGATTTTGCTCTACAATATATTTTTTAGTGCAGACTTTAAAGTCTGGAAATAATAGTTGTTTAGGGTTGCTTGCCGCATCGTTAAATATACAGCGATTGTTTGGCTGTGCCGCATACTGACCATTGTCGAGTTCTAAGAAATTGTATGATTTATGGTCTTCTGGATTTTCGCTATCGCCCATATCTAGATATTCATCTGACGCACAATTGTCAACAGTAAACATGTAGTTTCCTGGATACCATTGTTTATCTTTAGCGTAAAATTTGCCACTCAGATTCATTAGAAATGATTTTTGTATCACGGCAATGTCATACGATAAACAGTCCCATATTTGCAAATGATCTAGAGGTAAAAATTTATCTCTATCTAAATTGTGATTTCTGCTCACATACGCTTCTAATGGAAGTTTATCGTACAATGCTCCATACTCAGGCAAATAAGATTCAATGAAGAATGCTCTACGGCTCATTGATTTGATTGATACCCAAATGCAAGGTACGTATTCACCAAATCCTTTTTCGAAATTATAAAGAAATTCTTTTCTTATATAACATCTAACTCTTGGGATGTTTGCTACTAAAAAACTCATATCTTTTTACCAATGCCTTATAACGCCCGCTACAATAAATAGGTTCGTTATTATATAGCAAAGAACAATAGCTGTTCTGATGATAGCAACTTTGTCCGACTCGTTGTCACAGGCACTAGCTTTTTCTCCTAGTGCCTTTGCCCATAATCTCCACATACTTACTGAGTACAAGTTCTTTCACGATAGATTTTACCATCGGAATTTTGAATTTCTTTCCACTCTGTACACACTTGATGTGACTGTTGAATGATAACAGGCTGTTGCTGTACAACTACTGGAGGTGGGGTTTGATTCTTTACAATCTCATATGTGACAACTCCACCAATGATTGTTGGAATCACCCAACCATAATTTGGGTGCCAACTATGGTGTCTAAAATGATGATTGTGTCTATGGTGATGTTGTGCAAATGCAGGCACACTCAGAGCAAATAGTACAATTGCTAAAAGTTTTTTCATATATTAATTGCACCAAGATTGTTTTGCTTCACCATAGTACTCTCTAGCATATCCTTTAGAGATTAACATACCACGCAAACTTTGTCCGTTGAGAATAACATCACCAAGAACACGCCCACCATATTTGTCCCAGTCCATTAAAATGACTTGACGTTTCTGACTTGCGAGAACAGCTTCTTTGGTGAATTTTGTTGCGGCTTGTCCCCTAGCATCTTCACTTGGACATTGCGCTCTGTGTCCCTTCTCTGGTGTGTCAACACCAAAGACACGAATGCTCAATTCTTTTTTGAGTGGGTCTGGGAGCCAAGCCGCTTCAAACGCAACAGTATCCCCATCGATAACCCTAGTAATATTAGCGTCATATATAACTCCCTGTTTTTGCTTTCCTTGTGCATGTGCGTTCCATGCAGGAAATGCAAGTCCAATCACAACGCATAACGACCAAATTTTAATATTAGAGAATTTCATGGTCTACTGTAATTCCATTACTGCTATTGTATTGCGTTCTTGCATACAATGGTGATGCAGTATTTGCTAAGTCTGCAACAAACGCATCCAATTCTGTTCTATTGATGAATTCTTTAATTGAAACTTTTTGTAAATCTGTTTGTGTATTAGAAATTTCAACAATTTTTCCAGTATCAATATACGTTTCATTGTAGTAAGTTGCGGCCGCATTATCCGAGTCTTCGGTTCTCCATTCTACTCCAGTATTTGGACGAATTCTTGTTGTTTTTAATCTGATAGCCATTTAGTCTCTCCTATTGGTTTGTATGACAATACTATTTATTATGCGGCTTTGCCCCAAACATCAGCCCAATCACCTTTTGTTGCACCTTTTGCATAGTCTGTAGCACGATTCTCAAAGAAATTAGTGTGTGTTGGTGCATTAATCATTTCTTCGACCCATGGCAATGGATTTCGTTTGACTTTAAAGATGCCTTTCAGTCCAAGACTAATCAAACGTCTATCCGCAATATATCTAATGTATTTCTTAACTTCTTCAGAAGTCAGTCCTTCCATAGAACCCATAGAAAACGCCAAGTCAATAAACTTGTCTTCTAGTTCTACCATCTTCTCTGCAATTGTATAGATTTTAGATTTCAATTCATCATTCCAAATCTCAGGATTTTCTTGAACGTATGTTCTAAACAATTTAATCATACCTTCGCAATGTTGTGTCTCATCAACAATTGACCAAGTAACAATCTGTCCCATGCCTTTCATCTTTCCGTGTCGTGGAAAGTTCAAAAGCATAATGAATGAAGAGAACAATTGCATACCTTCTGTGAATGCTGAGAATACTGCAATGTGTGTAGCAGTAGATGCAATATCACCATTCTTACTAGAAATATCCAACACATAATCGTGTTTGTCTTTCATTTCTTGATATGCTAAGAATTCGTTATATGTTGTATCGGGCAAGCCTAACGTTTCAATCAAATGTGAGTATGCGGCTACGTGTAATGCTTCACGTGCGGCAAACCCCAATAACATCATACGTACTTCTGGTTGTTGAAAGTATGGAAGATAATTCTTAACATAGCCACCGGCAACATCAATGTCGCCTTGCGTGAAGAATCTAAAAATGTTTGTGAGAAAATGTTTTTCTTCGTCAGTTAATTTTTTCTTCCAATCTTTCACGTCCTCTGCCATTGGAACTTCAGTATGAAGCCAATGACTCTGTTCGTGTTTTAACCATGCGTCATATGCCCATGGATAGTTGAATGGCTTAAATGAATCTCTGCTAGTGGTTAGGTTTGTTTTTGTTTTCATTTTTCTTTTACGTCAAATCTCATGCTTGTGTTTGGATACTTATGTATGAATAACTCAATGATATCTTCAACAGATTTGCCTTGTGCTATAAAAGAGTTGTCTCTGATATCCCAAACATAAATCTGATTGTCGATACATTCGCTACGACACACAACTACTTCTGTTCTTTCTTGTTCGATTTTTTTCTCTACAATTTTATCCACTTCACCTCTGTAGCGGTTAATCGTATTGACAACTATGATCCACAGAAAGAAAACTAATAAAAAAATTTCTAAAGTACCGAACATATTATACTTTTAGCCAATCACTCAATTCATTTTTCATTTTCATACCAGAAAATCTTTTAACTTCAATGTCACCATCTAACATCACTAAAGTTGGAACACCACGAATGCCATAGTGCATTGCGAGTTGTTGATTCTCATCAATGTCGATAACCTCAATTGGAATTTGAGTTTCAACGTCTTCTAATGTTTTTGCTAACATCTTACATGGCTGACACCATGATGCTGTAAATCTAAGTACTTTCATTTTTTATCCTTCACATGCGAGACATGCATCACCATCAATAAGTGCTTTCATGTCGAGTTCTTTAATTACTTCACGTTCAATACGTTTAGATACTTTATCTGCTTTGCCAATCTTTTCTGAACGACAGTAGTACAATGTTTTGAGGCCTTGCTTCCATGCTTGAAAGTGTACTGCATGTAGATACATAATGTTCACATCAGGGCGGAAGAATAGATTCAATGATTGTGCTTGGTCGATATACTCTTGTCTATCTGCGGCATGATTGACTAACCAACGTTGGTCAATCTCCATAGAAGTCTTGAATACATCTTTAGTCCAATCATCAAGAATATCTAAGTGCTGTACACTACCATCATTTGCGATAATGCTAGACCAAACTGTCTGATATTCATCATCTGATTTTACTACACTTTTGATGATCCTGTCAAGCCATTTATTTTTGGCTAATGATGAGCCCGATAGAGTGTCCTGACGATAAGCATTAGCACGATAAGGTTCGATACTAGGGCTAGTATTTCCCATGATGATAGACGAAGAAGCATTTGGAGCAATAGCCATAAGATGACTAAAACGTTGACCAGTGCCAACAGCATCAAGAGCCTCACCTCGCTCTTTACCCAACTTAAGATTCGCATCATTGAGTTGTTCCCTTACGTGTTTAAAGATTTGTTTGTTTCTTCCGACTGCAAGTGCCGATTCGAATGGGACGTTATTTCGTTGTAGATAAGCATGAAACCCAAGAGAGCCGATGCCAATACTGCGCTCACGTATGGCAGAGAACCTTGCACGTTCAACGGCGGAAGGAGCATTATCGATAAAATACTGAAGAACATTATCAAGCATTTCTGCAATATCAGAAAGAAATAAAATATCCGTTTTCCACTCATCATAATACTCCAAATTAACTGAAGACAAACAACATACTGCTGTTCTATCTTTATCTGTAGGTAAAATAATTTCAGAACACAAGTTTGACTGCTTAATGCTTAGACCCAACTTCTTCTGAAACTCTGGCATAGCACGATTGCTTGCGTCAATAAAGTGTAGATATGGTTCACCAGTCTGCATACGAATATCAAGTATACGTTGCCATAAGTCTTTAGCAGAAACAACTTCACGCACTTCATTACTGTGTGGGTCTTTTAATTCCCAAGAATCATCCGCATCTTTGTCTTGCATACATCGTTCGATGATTTGCATAAACGAATCTGGAATGTTAATGCCGTGATGTAGATTAAGTGTTCGTAGATTTGGATCGCCCGTAGGCTTTCTCATTTCTAAAAATAAAAGAATATCGGGATGAGATATATCAAGATAAGTAGCATAAGACCCCCGCCTTGTCCGCCCTTGTCTGTATGCCAAACTACTAGCGTCATAAGTCCTAAGATGAGGCATAACCCCAACGCTCTTGTCATCTGAACTACGTATTCCAATTCCAATTCCAACTCCTCCGCCCAACATACTGAGCCAGTTTACTTCTGCAAGACAATCGACAAGCCCCTCTGCGCTATCATGTAGATAAGGCAAGAAACATGATATAGGCAAACCACGCTTAGAACGACCAAAAGAAAGAATGGGAGTAGAATAAGACAACCAATGCTTACTGCTATATTCATATAATCGCTGTGCATGTTTTGAATTGGAGCCAAACGCTTTTGATACATAAGCAAATCTTTCTTGTGGAGAAGTTTCATCCTCTCGCATATAACTTTCTTTTAATCGTTTAATGCCTAACTCATCAAATAGTGAGTCTCTACTATAGTCGATTACAATATCAGTTGTCATTCAAGTTCCTTCTCGTATACTTTTAATTATTGGAAATACTTTTGCAATTACATTCGCACATGCTCTTGCAATCTCTGCGTGTTCTTCTTGTGTTCCATTACCATCTCTCAAATCAATATAATGAATCCACGATCTAAGTGTGCCATTCACATAAAGTCTTGATACTGTATTACCTTCTGGCAATACTGCTCTTGCTTGTTCTTTTGCAATACCATTATTAATAGCCCATTCATAAACATACTTTGCTTCATCAATTACTCTTTGTTGCATCAAGCCCCAACGGGTTTGCAATTCAACATCTTCTGTCTTAATACTATTCTGTCTATTTTTATTATCTTGTAAACGGGCTTCTCTAATTACAAAATCTAATTCTTTTGTTGGGTCTGCATATCGCTGACTAAATTCTTGAAAAGAAAAACTTCTATGTCGTAATAGCTGTCTTGCAATGTCTCTTGTCGTTTCAACTTCAATACACGCCGATACCATTTCAAGTGGAGACCAGTGTTTATGTTTGATTAAATATTTAATTAATTTTTCTGATGTTTCGCTATTAGATTGATTCGATGGATTTGAAACTCTTGCACAGTATGCTACAAGGTCTTGTAGATTGGGTAAATCGAGTTCAAACGCATCTTGTTGTGTGGGATCAATTGCTTGCTGTGAATAACTTATTAATTTTACGTTCATCTCATTCTCCAAATGTTATATTCAAGTAGTGCCTTAGGACCACGAAAAGTATTTTTATTTATTGTATTGAGTATTTCATCCTGTGTTTTTCCAGCTAGTATCATATCGTTGATATCTTTTTCTTGATATGATTTAGGCCAGATCACAACATTTGCATTTGCGTTAATTGCATCGCCAATCTCTCTCACAATTTCTTTGTTTCTAGGTTCATTATCGTAAATTAGTACTAACTTGTCTTTCGGCAAATAGTCTAATGCATATTTTAAATTCGAATTGCCTACAGCGACTGCATTAGGCAAAAACAAACTATCGATTGGACCTTCAGTAACAAAAATAGTCTGTGATGTATCTATCCCGTTCATGTTGTAAATCATGGGCGAATCTTCTTTTATTTTCATAACAAGATATCTTAACTTCTCTCCACGAATTGCACGTGCAGTTAATCCCACAAGTTCATCGTCTTTATCTTGAAATGGCAATACGATTCTAGGTTCATTCGTCACAATCTTCTCTTCATATTCTGGAGAAAAGACTTTTAACTTCTGAACATCTTCAACATAATATAGTGTCTTTAATTTATCATTTGGCACTTTTCTAGAACGTGCGTAAACGACAGCTTCATGTTTTTCATCAAGTTTAATTAGTGGTGTCAATACACCTTTGAAGTTATCTGTCTTATTGCTACCAAAAAGCACAGGCTTAAAAACAAATCCATGTGACTTATGACCACGATTTCCTGTATCACCTTCTTTGTATCGCTCTAAGCAATACTCTTTGTACAGATTGGGATCAACAGCTTTAATTAGATTGCCCAGCGAAATGCTAACGGAACAGTTGTGGCACTTGTAGAATAGCCCACCTTTTTTCGCAAAGATGTATCCACGTGCTTTAGTTCTATTTGTTTGGGAGTCACCACAGATGGGGCATCTGAAGTTATAGGTGTAATCGCCCTTGCGAACGAATTTGTCCAGACGGACAGAGAGTGTACCAATGTACTTTTGGTCAATCCAAATGCTCATATTTTCTCATTATATACAAAAAGCCTATCGAATGTACATTATAGCGTACATCCTATAGGAAGTCAATCAGTTAAATAGCTTTGATAGTGCGTTTAGGTTAACGTTGGAGATTACCCAAGCGAGAACGATAACTCCACCAGCTACCATCCATTTCCATTGAAGAATTTTCTTCAAGTCATCATCTTCTTTTTTATTATGTTCTGCGATATCTTCTCGGAGAGATTTGATCTCTTCCATAATTCTACGTTCAGTCAACTCAACTTTATCCGCAACTTCTCTGCTGATAGTGGTAATTCTAGAATGCAATTCTTTGATATCAGCGTTTGTGTCTGCTTTTCTTTTTTCCATGTCGTTGTATATTTGGTTGACCATGCGGTCGTGGTTGTCCACCAGTTTCTCGATAACTGAGTCCATTTTACCACAAAGCTGTGTGATAGTCAATACTTGATTCTTAAGCACTTCCACATCAACTTTAATTTCTACCGCATCATCCATTTAGAAACCCAGCCAATTCTTTTTAGGTGATTCTAATTTGATAGTGTCGCTCTTACATTTTTCCGCAAGCGCAATTGCACCAACCTTTGCAGATTGGTCACCGCCTTTTGCAATTTCTGTAATTGCACTCCAACATGCAGTTTGTGCCATAGTGTTGTCTTTGCTGATAGACTTTGCAGTATCAACATAATTGTTGTAATCTTTAGGACCAAGATATGCACAACCAGTCAGCACGAATGGAACTATCAATAACAGTTTTTTCATTTGACATCCTCGAAAATTTTCTTTTGTTGTTGATACCATTCATTCCATCCATCCACTTTAGCGGAACATTGATAGTACAAAGAATAGTTTTCAACAATCGTTTTTAACATATCGGTGATAGCAACTCTATCACCCTCTATCTTTCTTAAGTTTTCGCACTTTTCAGTTAATGCTGGAATAGCATCAGGAAACTTTTGTGTCACGGGAACGACAGTTGTGCATCCGACTAATAATACAAGCAATAAAGGTGCTAACGTTTTCATTTTTTAGCCTCTGTCGCTTTATTTAAAGTGGCGGCAGCATTGTGAGCATCTATAATATCTTTAGGTACTGGGCAATTCTCTACGTACTTGATAACTTCTTCTTTCTTCACTACTTCTCTGTCGATAAATTGTATAATGTCTTTCCCCTTTTCTTTAACTACTTTAGTTTGGGTAACGACCTTTTCTTGTATCTCGACATTCTTCTCTTTAGATTTTTCTTCTGCTATCTTAACTTTATCTTCTAACTCTCTTACCCTTGCTTCCCACTTAGCTTCGTTCACAATGCCGCCTTCCATCCAAACTCCAAATAGCAATAGCAATGCACCAAATACTTGAATAGGCAGTCTATATGGAATAAACTTAAACACGGATGCTACAATCAAAGCAAGCAATGAAAAAATAACGATCAGATGGTAAAACCAATCCGGCAATAAACTAAGCATCCACATAATCTGCCACATAATAATTACTCTTTACTTGCGAATAGTGAACGCACTTTAGTTTCTAAAGCCTTAGCCCACTCTGGTTGAGGAAAGTGCCAACCAACAAATGCACCAACTAAAACCCAAAAAATTGTTTCTAACATATCATTCCCTTTCGAATTGTTCTGTAAACATTCCACTACGTCCATGACGTAAGAAAATCATTGAGCCAGTCTTCTCATCTTGTAGAATGATTGGCTTCTTAGGATACTTTCTGCCGTATGAGCGAATCGCATCACCGACTTCATCATTACCAACATATTTTTCATATTTAACATATTTCTTTTTACCAACACGTGCTTTGTTGAATCTTTCAGTATCAACAACAAACACATCATTCTTTGCGAATCTACGCAAGAATGCTCTACTTGCTGGAGGGTTGCCATCTAAGCCTGCAACACCTGCTGTAGTATTTCCAATTTCTTCTTCTACTGCTTCATTCAACATAGATTTGTTATTGTAGAAATCTAGAAATTGTTCTTTTAATGTATCTTCTTTAATATTGTTTTCTTCTTTTAGCAAGAACAATGCGGCCGCATATGTTGCAAGTCTTGTCTTACCAAATGGAAGTTTCTCTAAAACTTTTCTAAGTTTCAGAATGAGCAAATCAAATTTTGTAAATGATTCTTGCTCTGCTGAAGTCTTTCTAGCATTCTCATCTTTTACAATATTACCTTCAGCATCAAGCACACCAGTCTTGTATGCTTCCCACTCTGTGTATGGAGTGGTTAACTTTCTCAAGATTCGGTACACTAGATATAAGTCTACTAAGTTTGCCATCAAATACTCTTCTTTAAATGTGTATAAAGTTGTAAATCTAAAACTTCCAATTCTTCTGCTCTAACGTATTCAAGATGAAGAAAGAATGCATTCAAAATATGATGATGCTTCTTCTCTATCTTAAAACGCAACATATTGACACATGCTTCAACACCAAAAACATTTGAAAGAGAGATTACATGATTTAAAATTAATCTCTCTTTCAACTCTTGCTTATCTGCATACTTGTTGACGAGTCTCTTGATGTATTTAATGATTTTCAAATCATCAAGAAATTCTAAAACCGATATGCAATTTGGGTTAATGTAATTGCTTACAGCATATTCATCAAAGTTATCATTATTCAAAGTAGACATTATTAGAACGTATTCAGCGTGGCTCTCTTAATTGTGTTTGCGTCAACAGCAATATAGATGTAGCTTGAATCCCAAGCAATAGTGCCAACACCCCAACTTAATGCGGTATTGTTAGAACTTGCTGGAGTCTTTGCAGTACGAACACGAACTGCGTTTGAATTAACATCAAGTGCTTCAGTTGGATCGTTATTCAGAATACCAACTCTGTCAGTAGATGCGTCAATAAAAACTGCATTAGCAGAATTATCAGACTTGATAACAGTATCGCTATCCGCACCATCGCTATTGATTGTAATACCACGTGTGAACGTTGTGTTTGTTGTCGCATCAAATACAAAATTGTTTGCGGCTAAGGTTGTGTTGCCTGTTGTTACTAAGTTGATTGTGGTGAAAGTTGTCTGCGCTGTCGAGCCAAACAAGTCTTCAATCGTAATCTTCTTACTAACTGGCGATCCTGCTGGATCATCGATAACTAAAAGCAAATCTGTGTTTGCTGGTGCAGTCAATGCTGTTAACTGCGTGACTTTTTTATCTGCCATTTTTTTTCCTTATTAATGTAAACCCAACTGAATGGGAATGCTACTTCCGGGACTCGGACCAAAATGGGGACCTAAGTCCCCATGTATTAAGCAATTGTCAAGATTGCGTTTGCTGTTACTGTGTTTGCTGACTGACCAGTGCTAGACATTTGAACACGATAGATAGAACCGCTTACTGCAACTGAAGAGTTTGCAATATTCAATGTTGCTGTCGATGTGTTTGTGTATGTACCAGTGTTTGTCAAATCGCTGAATGCTACGTTAGCATTAGCGGCACGTTGCCAACGATAGTTGATAGTACCACCTGTTGGTAATGTTGTTGCGGCAACTGTAAATGTTGTGGCAGTTGCGGCCGCTACTGATGTGCTAGATGGCTGTGTGCCAATAACAATCTTAACGTCTGGATATACCGTATCTTCATCATCAGTAGAAATAGAGCCGATTGCGGCTAATACTTCAGTCTTTCTACGAATGTTTCCGTGCATGTCGGTATACACGTTTGTGTAGACCCATCCAGGAATCTCATTGTTTGCTGTAGCTTCGCTAGTGTCAACGCCATAAATGTTAGAAACGTTTTGTACTGTTGCGTCTGAACCAGCCGCCAAGAATTTTGGTGACTGCTTAAGCGTTGCGCTAATACCGGTTGTATTTGCGATTGCCCATGCTGGACTAATCGTCAATGCGGTATTGCTAGTGATTCCAATAACTTTTGCAGTAGTGCTGTTAACTCTAATAACATCACCAACTTGTACTTCGCCTAAAAATAACGTGCTACTACCAGTAACAGTAGATGATCCGTTTGTTGTTGCTACTGTGCCTGTTAAAGCAAGTGCGTCTTTATTTCCCCATAGTGCCATGGTATTCTCCTTTGATTAATATCCTAGTTTTCGTAACTGTGAAATAGTGTTCATACTATTTATATGTCGCACCCCAATTCCACCCTTTGCAACCCACTCTTTGATGTTTTTTTCGTAGTCATCAATTAAAAGATTTGGTGTTCCGTCTGCATTTACTGCAAATTTCTGCTTTTCTTCTCTTGCAACAAGATAAACATGCTCTACATTACCCAAATGCTTTCGAACCCACTCAATCTTTTCCGGCTTACAAGTAGCCATACGCTTGGAAGGCGTGGACAAAATATATGGTTGATGCGGCTTTATGAACCTCCATAGTAGCATTGCATCAGGCATAGGCTCTAAGTTAGCCCAAAACTTTGGTACTTTACTTAGTGCTTCCCATTTGACATCCTTTTCGGTATGCTGAAAAGGTTCTAAACCTTGTGAAGTCAATACTTTATTTGCTCCGCCCATAAAGTTGACTAACACTTGATCCATGTCACAATAAATTTGTGGCAATTCGTTCATTTTATTCTTTGTTTTCTTTCAATTCCGGATTAATTTCGATTGGCTCTTTCTTGCCAGTCAATTGATCGCCCCTTTCAACAGCTTTTTTGCTAGGGGTTTCTTCTTTAATCTTCTTTTTCTTCATTACGTCTTTAAGTTTCTTTGGCTTTTTAGCTTCAACGATTTCTTCTTCGTTAACAGAAACATTGCCAACTGTTTTAATTTTAACGTTTGCATCAACGCCTAATGCTTTAAATGCTTTATTAAATTTCTTAGCTAATTCTGGACCACCAGACTTGAACTCAGGAACTTTATCTTCTTCGGATACCGCAAGCCACTTTGAAATGCCACTCTTTTTCAATTCACCTTTAGTCACATGCTTTGCAACAGCATTCAAATCTGGATTTGTACCTTCTTTGTTCAAAAGATTGTGATAGCGAACCGCTTTCTTTAAGTCTTTGCTTGCGTTTGCATTCTTTGGATCACCAGCTTTGTCAAAATGATCGTCTGCTTTAGCTTTAGCTTCAGCACCACGCTTCATAGCCCTAATCTTGTCCATCAAACCTTCAGCCATTTTCTTTCTAGCGGCTAGTGCGGCTAGCTTCGCACGTTTGGCGGCCGCTTCTTTATCATGCGGCTTGTCGCTTGGCTTAACGTCTTTGTCGTATGCGTCACTCTCTTCCATGTCCTTTGGCTTATTACCCGCCTTCTTCATTGCAATAGCAATAGCGGCTTGTTGTGCTGGACTACCTGCTTCATCGATTTGAACTTCTTCAATGTACATGTTCAATTCATACTTATGATTGTCCATGTTGTAAACTTGAAGGTGCAATTTCTTCTTAGATTCTTTGCCGTCTTTCTTTAGATTAACAGAGAATGAATTTGTTTTACCAGCAGAAGGTTTCTTAGGGCCAGTAGCAACTTTGTCGTGCCAATCATCCATGTCTACTTCAAAGCCACGCTTCTCTGCTTGCTTGATAGCTGTCTGTACTGCTGTAGAATAATCTTTGTGATAAATTTCATAGTCAGACTTCTCTTGTAAGTCTGTTTCTTCTTTACGCAACTTTGCTAAATCATCACCATCAATTTTACCATTCTTGTTCTTATCAAGTGCTTTTTGTTTTGCTGACAACTCTTCACCACGCAACTTCGCTAAATCAGAACCATCGATCTTGCCGTTCTTGTTCTTGTCGATTGCTTTTTGCTTTGGAGACAATTCTTCATTTGTTTTCTTACCATACATGTCAACTAGTTGTTTAACATAGAAATTGTAATGACCACGGCGATCATTGTATTCTCTATCTCCAAGTACAGTCTTTAGTGCTTGCACAGCATCTTTTAATTCTGAACCCTTCATTATTTTTAATGCGTCTGTGACAAGTGAATCAACTCTTTGTGAGGCTTCCGTCACATCTTCATTTGTTTTCTTATCGTCATTGTCAAACTGTTTTCTAGTAGCTTTCATAATGCCAGAGAAACGTTTGTTGCCTTTTTTAATGTCGCCTTCTTTGTCTGCCTTAGATGCGTCTTCGCCAGCTTTCTTTTTATAGTCTGCTAGTTTCTCGTTAGACAACTCATCAAGCTGTGTTTCTTCTTTCATGTTTTTTCTAGCAACACGATTCTGTGCCAGTTTAGAAACAAACTTGATTTCAGCGCCAGCAAGAGATTTCAAAGATTTCAAATCTAATCTATCAAGCATGGCAATCAATTTCTTGTATGTGTCGCTAGATGGATCAACTGTATTAATTTTAGAGTACTCAGCTTTTAATGCGGCAATCTGAGATGGACTAAAAGATTCTTCAACAGTCTCTTCTGTTCTCAATGATTTCTTTTGTTGCTGAATTGCTTTGCGTTCTTTCTCTTGCTTCAAACGCAACTGAATCGACTTCAATGTCAACTTAGCACGTTTCTCTGCTGATTGTGTGTCTTTAATTGAAGTGCCAGAACCAACTTCTGCTTCTTTAATGTTTTTGTCAGTCATCTATATCTCCTATTAACTGTCTACTTTAGCGCCAGCACGCCATTGATAACACGACCAGTATTTTGCTTTCCATTTTGGTCCTGGATTATCACAACCATGTCTTGCTCTGAAACTTGCTCTACGTTCTGGATCGTCACGTTTGATTTCCATATTGGGATCACCGAAACGAACGATAACAACATTACCATTTGGTCCCATAGTGTATACACCAAACTTCTTTGGACCATCAGGTGTTCTGAATGGATTATTAAGTGTAACTGTTTTGCCTTGATAGTCTGCTTCGACTAAAATGCTTTCCCAATCAACTTCTTCTAAAATTTCAGTTTCTTCTGCGACACTATCTTTTGGCACACAATCAGGAACCATTTTGTTCCCTTTCTTTTTCATGCCAACTTGTTTATGTGTGTCCCAACATTTTTCTTCTAAGTCTTTGCAGTCATCGCAACATTCATCTTCTTCATCAAAGACTTTATACTTTCTTTGTGTAGCAGGTTCATTGACTGTATTGCTTGCAGTCTCTTGTGAATACTTAGCTGTGACGATTTCTAGGCTTTGACCAGGAGTTTCTCTGGAGTACGCAATACGCATTGCATCTGTGCCCCACTCTAACGCTTCTGCAAATTTAGAGAACTCTTCGTTGCTTTTTACTTTAGATGCTAAGTCGCTATCCGCACCGCCCCATGTTCCTTTACCCTTTGTGATAAAAGAATTCACTCTAGCGAATGCCCATTGTTGTGGTGTTGTTCCAGGTCTATGTCCGCCTTGCCAAGCCGCCATACCACGATTGTAAACTTGTTTTAGAATGCCATAAGAAATGCCAGACTTCTCCGCTTTCTTTTTCAAGCCTTCAATCTCTTCTAAGATTGGTTTAAACTCTTCGTATGCGTCCCCGAAATCTTCTGGATCCATGCCCATCAATTCAGCTTCTAATTCATCATCATTGTCTTCTTCATCATCTTCTAATTCATCATCCGACATTTCTTCATCATCACCATTTTCAAATTCTAAGTAATCACGTACTGAAGAAATGTAGTCTGTCGCTTTTGTAATTTTAGAAAGAACCCATTGCTCTGGCTCTTCTTCCATGCTTTCCATCATATCTAAAACATCTTCTGCGTCATCTACAAGACTAGCCAATTCAATTTGCGCCATAGAGATACCATCCATCTCTACAGAATCGTCATACTCTTCGCCCATCAACTTCATGCCAGTTACATCTTGAATCAACTTCCAAGCGGCAGTCTGATTCTTATCAGCAATAAGTTTCTTGAGTTTTTCTTTTTGTTCTTTTGACGCAACTTCAAAGAACTTCATCATTTCCATCATACCGATGTTGCCTTTGTATGCGGCTTCTTGAATAGATTCTTTTTGTAGTTGTGTTTTTGTCATTCTGAACAATGCATCGCTAGACAATACCATGTCTAACAATGTTGACAACAAATTATTTGTTGCAGTTCTTTCTTGCGTTGAAAGTGTGTCGCCAGTCTCTAGTTTAGATACAGCACGTTTGATAACACCCAACAATGCTTTGTCTGCTAAACCCATACGAACAAGCATATCTAAACGTGACAATTCTTTCTTGTCAACTGCTTCACCATACATCTGTTTGAATTTTTTTGTATGCTTAGATTGTGGCATACCTTTTTCACGTGCTTCTTTATCACCAGGTGCGTCTTTGTATGCACTTGAATCAGAATCTGATTTTGGTCCAGTTGTTGCAAAGTGTGATGCACGTGCATCTTTAGTATCTTTGTCTAAACCAACATAATACTTCTTAGGTTGTGTTCCATCTTTACTATTAACATCTTTGTCTTGTGGTAGAGTTGGTTTTTCAACAATGAAATTTGCAAATGAGCTGTTTACATCTTCTTTAGTAGTAGACACATGTTGTTTTCTCAACAACTCATTTTTTCGTGCAACTGGAATTAAACGTACTGCGAACTTACGAATTGCTGGCAATGTTTTTTGCAGTCTTGTATCAACTGCAATTTTCTCACCAGTACTCAAGTCCGCATAGTTCTTACCACCAGCAAGTCTTGCTCTGAAAAATTTATATGCCATCTTAACGGCACGTTGTTTCAATCTCTTAGGATCGGCAAAACGTTTTGCTTGCAATGATCTTGCTCTAACTAAACGCTTTTGAATTCTTTTGAATTGTTGCGCTCTTTGTCTACGTTGTGCAAATGACAAAACGTTTTCATCTAATTCTAGTTCTTCAGACAATTTCATTCCTTTCTTAACCGCATTGAATAACGCTTTTGCGTCTGCGTCAGATAATTTTGATGGCACACCTTGTTTAAAACTATTAAAATCATCCGATGATACAAAACTACGCATTTTGGAACCAGACATACCTGTAACGCCTTCTGCGTCAGGGTCACGTTCTCCTGCTGAAATGATTTCGATTGATTTAAAGTCAAAGTCTTTGCCGTTGTACTTATTCAGCAAAGTCTTAAATTCTGGGATTCTGTCGCTACCTACCACGACAACTAGATTGTCGTATTTACCTGTGAGTTCTTTTGCAACTTCAATAATTGTACGTGCAGGCGAATTCTGAACCATAGGTCCAAATGCCTTTTTGGCAAACTTAACTTTTGTATTGAAGTCTAGGGGGTCTTTTTTAGGATTTGTGCTGTGAGAAAGATACAGTTTTGCATCAGCGTTGCGCTTGATTGCTTCAGACTTGATTTTATCTGCTAATTTTTCGTGCCCATTTGTCATGGGATTCATTCTTCCGAATGATAAAACTACTGTACTTTTCATGGAGGTTTCCTTAGACTTATCCTTGCAGGTCTGCCGTAGCCTAACTGCGCTTATGATTTATTTATAATTACCTGTATTTAGTGCATATGTACCAAGTATTTCTATATCCCGAGTTATACATAAAGGTGTCCGGTTTCAGATTAACCTTATTACCTAGAAACCTCTTCCCAATCCACAGAAGTCAAAGCACTAACAGTATTAACAGAAGCCGACATTGCAATTGTTAATGGTTCTGGTGTTGAAGTTAATGAGTTTCTTTGCAATTGAAACTTAAACAATGCTTCTTTCAAAATGTCAATCGTCTGTGAAGATTGATTTGTGATGCCGATGTATCCAGTTCCAAGAACTGTTCCTCCAGATATTCCCGTAGCACTCAAGTCATATTGAACTGAAGAATCCGTAATATCAGTCCATGATGGTGATGTTAATGTTCCACCCCTAATTATTCGCCAAGCAACACTACATGGGTTTGAGTTGATACCCAATAATGATATTGCAGTAAGAATTACAATCGCATCAAGGTTTGCAGACTTTAATTGGAGAGACACTACCGGATAATATGTTCCTGCTGTAGTCAATGTTTTTGGTGTTTGAACTGGCGTACCGATAGATTTTTGATCGCCACGCAATTCGTATCCACCTTCAGAAATTGTAGAAGAACAAATTTGCTTAAATGTGCTTCCGCCAGATACGGTTCCGATATTTTTGATTTCATATCGTAATGGTAAAGACGCTGTAGTGATATATGTTGAACTCAATAGGTTTGCGTGATGAAACGAATGACAATGAATCAATTGTCCATTGATAACAAACCCACATCGAACAGAACCAACACCCAACCATTCAATATCTGTCCAGAAAATTTGTGCTTGTGTCAAATCTAATGTCAATTGTGATGGACCTGTACCATCCAATGGGTCATAATTCCAGTCTGCTTGGAGTGCTGGCGTATCAACAACTGATCCACTTACCATAGACCTTTCAACAAAACTAATTGTGTTTCCAGATTGCTCTAAGAAGATTCCGTTGTTTGCACCAAAGTATCCGACACGTTGTCTTAGATTTGTTTTCGGTGCATTCATCACCATAGTGTTCAAAACAAACAATGACTTACCTGGTTGATAAGACATAACTTTTGTTGTCTCACGAACAATCTCTGCATTTGCAGTTCCGTTTGTCAAATTCAGATTAATCAAACCCTCATTTGATGAAAATACGTATGTTGTATTTGCTGTGTTTGACGTAGCCCAAAGTCCGTTGTCTTTATATCTATGTGAAGAATCAAAGAGTGTCAATGGCGTTGACATTCTTGCTCTACCGAATGCATCAACCGCAACACCTGTTGGGTTTGCAGGACCAACACGATTGCCGTATTGATCGGCGAGCATGACAACTTCAAAGAGTGTTTTGTTGTCTTGTAAATATTGGTGGGTGTCTTTTCTAAACTGTGCCATTATCGTTGCCATCCTTTGATTACATCAGGAGAGAAATTTGCATAACTGAATTGCATTCTGTCAACCAACTTGACAGCATTCCCCTTGATCTTATCGATTGCTACGTAGCCTTCGACACCAGTTACCTCATATCCTTTCTTAGTCAATAAGAAAGTGTTTAAGGTTTTAACTTCATCCATCTTTTTAATCAGAATCAATTTCGCTTCTGCTAGTAGATTCATCATTGTAAAAATATCTTCTAAGTGTGCTTTGTTCTTTGGTGAGAAAAATTGCAGAACTTTGCTTTTCTTTAGCATCTGAGTAGCACGCCCACGTTCGCCTTTACCCTCTGCTTGTTTCTCGTAGTAGTCTTCAATGTATTGAATTAATTCTTTAACGTGAGTTTTGACGTTTGTGATTTTCAATTGCTGGCGCACTTTTGAATTATTGAATGTCTTGATGCGTTCAATCAAATCATCATCCGTATTGATATAGTTTAGAGTAGCGGCATCTAACTTTTGAAATATCTTTCCAGCGTCAGATAGAATTGCAGTCACATTGTCATTCTCTGCTTGCGTCAACGTAGCTTTACCAGACACATCGTGATAGACTGCGCTTGTCATCCAAACGTTTGAATTCTTTGTGAGTGTGCTGAGAATGTCTTTACCAAAAACTGCTGACATTGTTTCGAATGTGTCGCCTTCGTATATTGTATGCCAAACGATACCAATCTTTGCTCTTTGTATTTCTTTAGCAAGTTCACTTCCCGTAGGTACTGCATAGACAAGAGTGTTTGGATGAAACGTTACGTATGATTCGCCTTCAATTGTTTCTGTCTTCAAGTCTGATTGTGTGAATAACAAGTCGCCTTGAATCACGCCTTTGATGTTGATCTTAGGCAACCACATCAAACACGCTTTGAGTTTGTCTGCTAAATCGCCAGAAGTGTCTGCATCGATATCTGCTGGAGTTTTATATACTTTAGGATTTTTATTGAAGACACCCTTCTTCGCAACAAAGAACTTGCCGTCTGTTGGGTCTTGTCCTGCAAAAACTGCTGGTGCACCATCCCACTTGACTGAAATGTCAACTTTGCTTTTAGAATGTCCAGCAAGCATATCACGCACCGCTCTGAGTGCGTTTATGCTATCTCTAGTTCCTTCAACACCGCCATTTAGAACATCGTCTTCCGCATGTTCCATGTGAGTGTTTTTCTTCTCAATAAGATAATCTTTAAATTTAAACATAATTGGTCTATCGTTGCAATAGACCTATTTATAATTACCTTCGCATTGACGCTTGATCCTTAGCATCATCATCGGAGAAAATAGGTACTGCATTGCTTTTGTGTAGTGTGCCGATGCCAATCATTTTATCGCCAGTATAAACTTTGCCGTGAATTGGCTTAGTGCAATTGTCACCAAATGTAGCTAAACTGGGATAGTTGGGAGTTTCACGAATGTGTGACTTTGGAGGCTTGTATGCTTCTACTGTCTTAGGCTTTTTGATGCCTTTAGAGAATGAAGTAGTCGGCAAGTTATTAAGCCATTGTTGATACTCTACCACTTTCTTCGCAGGAGTTTTTTTCTTCTTTGATTTTTGATATGTGTAAATCAACATAATTTATCTACATTCTGTCCATTACGATTCATTCTACGATTCATTTCGATTCTAGCCATCTCAGAGGATTCACGCATTTGTTTAAGTCTACGTTCTTCCAAACGCATATCGTCTTGTCGTTTATCAGCCCTATTAATTAGAAGCTGATTATAGACCTTGTCGTTATACTCTTTGATGCTATCGATTCTCATTTTAGCACCAACATTGCAAGCATAACACTTTGCATAAAGAACCCGACACCATTGCTAATCATGTATAGTTTATCTTTCATTATAGCAGATCGAATGAAGAATAGCAACAAGCCAGACCAGATGAGTAATACCATACTCAAAGGTGGTAAGATTGTAGCTTCCCCTTGAATTGCAAGATACGTCACTGGTACTGTTGACCCGTGAATCATAATAAGTCCTACCCAACCACAGATTTCTCCGAATTGACGTACAACCCAATTGTACCATTCTGTTAGTTTAATCATTTCAAATTTGTTTTTTAAGTAATTTAAAGGTTGGTTTAAATTTTTGATAGAGTCCGACTTCACGTCCATATGCTTCAATCTCCCATAATGATTCCCAATATTCATCACCTTGATATTGTTCTCTTTGGAACGTTACCAAGTTCCCTCTTTCATGGAATTTTAATTCGCCTTTTGCGTATTGCTTAACATGAACCATTTCATGTGCAAGACATTGTAAAAGTTTCTTGCCAATTTTATTCCATTCAAGATTAATTACAAATTGCTTTTTGTTTTTCGAGTCATCTCCTTTAGGAAAGGCTTCACCCAAGATTTTATTTTGTGCATAAAAATCTTTTATTACATTTAAATTGATTTCTAAGGAATTAGATAACCTGTCACTCATTAAACGACTTGCGTAAAAATGTGTAGCCATCTTTAATATTTTGCGCTCATTCTGAGTTAAAGTCACACCCTTTGTTCTGAGAATAAGTTTCATATTGTTTCCTTTAATGAATTCCTTCTGAAAATGTTTCTAATTGGAGAAACTTGTCTTCAGGCATATAAACGTCATTATATAAATCATCCGGTGAGGGATTTTCTGCATAATAACGTTCTTTCAATTCAATTTCAAGGGCGGATAATAGTACTTCAATGTCACTCTGAGACATTTCTTTGACTAGTCTTTCAATTGCCACTTTATTCATAATTTACTCCTATCAACGAATACTCTATTGTACCGCAAATATGAGGTTCTGTCAAGTGGCAATTGTTGCGTATTTACAACGATATTTAGAATACCGAAGTATTCAGAATCACTTTAAACCTTTAGTTTGCTAAAATCTCTGTCAGATTTCATACGTTTGCCAAAGTCCGACTTGTCAAAAATTGGCGCATCGTCTTCCTGCCCACTATCTGATATGTTAGTTTGCGCTGACTCTTCTGCATCATACAATCTCATTTTCGCTCTATCAACGCCAATCACAAAACGTTTGTTTGTTGTTGGGTCACTGTATCGATTCTTTAATTGCTTGACCATGATCTGATTCAATTCTGCAAGTTCTTCGGTAGAAATCAAAGCAAACATCAAGTCGGCTGTAGCTGGCAGACCAAACGATTCTGAAGTATCTTCAAGTCCAACATCGGAGTTGCTGTATCCACTACGTGTAGTTTGTGTAGCTGAAACAATTGGCACTTTATGTTCAACTGCAAGTCCACGCAACTCTTCTGCAATTGCTTTGATGTATGTGTATGAGTTAATAGATGCACCCATTTTCATACGTGCGGAAGAACAAATGTTCAAGTAGTCGATGTAGATGATATCAGGAATAAATTGACGCTTCAACTTCAACTCATTCAACAAGTGATTAAAGTGAGACACGTTTGCACTTGCGGTTGGATACTCTTTGATAATCAACTTGCCTTTCGTTTTTTCACGTAGACTAGAAACTTTCTTCAAGTATGTTTCTTTTGACATACCAATGAGTCTGTCAAGTTCGACATTCAACAAGTTTGCATCAATACGTTCTGCGATACGTTCTTCAGCCATCTCTAGTGTGATGTATAAAACGTTCTTGCCCATTGTTAAATTGGCTGCCGCACAATGACACATGAACAAAGACTTACCAACACCAGTACCAGCAAGCACAATGTTCAGGGATTTTTCTGCAAGCCCACCCTTAGTGATTCGATTCAAGTAATCAAGGTCGAATGGGATTCGCTTCTCAACTTTATGGTAGAAGTCATATCGTGTCTCTGCGTCATCAATAAAATCGTGACCAACGTGATTATCAAAAGAAACTGAAAGCGCATCTGCTAGAATTGTTGGGATTGAACCTTTATCCAATTTCTCGTTACCTGTTTTGCTATCGAGAATTTGAATGCTTTGCATGATGCCATTGTAGATTGCTTTTTCTTGACAAAAACTTTCTGTTGCATCAATCAACCACTTTGTGTCAGAAATTTCAATGTCAACTGTAATATCTTTAATGAGTGAAATTGTTTTTTTGTGTTGATCGTCTGTAAGATTTACTTTCTTATCGACCTCAATTGTCAATGCCTCTTTAGTTGGCATTGCATTATACTTATTTACATAGTTTCGAATTTCTTCAAACAATAGTTTTTCAGAAGATTCTTGGAAATACTCGCTCTTAATAAAGGGTAAAGTCTTTCGTGTGTATTCCTCATCTACCAAAAGATGTTTTAGTATTTTCTGTTCCAAGTTCATCTTTGTACCTTTTCTCTGCTTCTTCTAGTGCGTTTCTTAAGAGATCGTTTAAAATCTCACCGAGATATGATTCGAACGTTTTATTGCCTTTTAGACTCATATGTTCTTCACTCAGTATATCATAACTAAAGCCCATTGTATACGTTCCGTCAGGATTTTCATCATCGGCAAAATTAAGTTCACCAAAATGAAACTCTACTCCTTTATAATCTCCAGCATTGATTTTGATACTTGCAACAACATCTTTATCTCTATACTTGATATCACGCTCTGTCAGTTCGTAAGTTTCATTGATTTTCATATATTTTTTCCATATGTGTGATGTTAAAGTTTATAAGAATTCTGTATGGACTTTTTATTGGATTCATTCCCGCATGATATTTTTTACCTGAAAAAATTACAATTCTTCCCTGTTTAGATTCAATTTGTGTTTCTATCATCCAAGGCTTAGATGTATTCTTAAAAATTGTTGTTGGGGAATCTGTAGTATTCACAAAGTAAATCATCACCAAATGATCCTGCGATTCATTGTCTACATGTGCAGGCAAATGTTGATTCGATGTGTTATTATTATTCAATAATAAGTTTGCCTTAACTCTTTTATAAAATAATTTATATCCAAGTCTTCTTGATACTTCATGCGACAAAAAATCTAAGTTACATAATTGCCAATGTTTTGATATTGGCTCGTAATCCGCATACATCAACGATACCAATTGTGGAGAGTCGTATGTATTTTCATCTGATACTAATTCGTTGGTTTTTTGAGTTACTGTTGACTGCATAAAATACCAAGGAAATTCTGTATTCAAAAACAGTTGATGTATTTTATTGCTGTCAACATTATCGATGATATCATCTAATACGATAATATCATCAGTATCAAAATTTAAATTCATTCAATTTCGTCCAACAATTCTTCGTCTTCGACACCAATGCTATCTTGTCCATACAAGAATTCTTTCTTACATGCTTCGTCAATCTGATCCAAGATTTCTTTAGTGAAATACTTCTCTGGCTCTTCGTTGATGTTCTTGCCGAATACTTTAGTGCCGTTAGACAATTCGTAGCGAGTAGAAACTTTCTTGATGATCCCATGCTTTTCTGCGATTTCAAGCAAACCAAAATATCTATCAAGTCCTGTGCTGTATGTAATCTTCACTTCAACTTGAGAGTTCTCTTTTGTCAAACGTGACTTCTGCAACTTACAACGAACGATGTTACCAACAACTTCAGTACCATCTTTGTCTTTACGCTTAGACAAGTAAACGATTGTGGATGCTGTATACTTCAAGCCAGAACCGCCAGACATTTCTTTAGTCGGAATGTATGCACCAACAACATCATAAACGTGATTCGTTACAAGCAAAGGCACACCAATCTTAGCAAGTTTCAAATTCAATACACGGAATGTTGCTTTGAGAATAGCAGACTTGGTCATGTCTTTTGTCTCTTTGCCTTCAGCAGTATCTTCCATTTCTTTAGTAGAAGACAACTGACCAAGAGAGTCAAGAACCATAATCATTGGCTTGCGCTTCGCTTCTGGTTGCGCTTGATACTTCTCGATGATTTGCAATGCAGTATGACGGAACTTCTGAATTGTGTCTGGCTCTGAGATAACGACACGTGAAGTATCTACACCACGTGATTCCATCATATGTTTTGTGACAGCGGCTTCAGTATCAAAGTATATAACACCGCCTTCGGGATTTGCGTCAAGGAATTGCTTTACAATGCCAAGCACAAAGAATGTTTTACCAGTTGACGATTCACCAGCGAATGCAGTCACTTTGTTGTTAGGTACACCACCATAGATGCTACCCGATAGAACGGCATTCAATGCATATGAACCCGTATCAATACACCCACTATATTCAGCAGATGCGCCACCATCAGATA